GCTTATAAAACGAGAGCTCTGTTTTACGCCATCACAAGCAAGACCATATCCGCATTGTTGGGCATGGCTACGCAGAAGCCACCAGTCATAAGGCATCCGCCGGAACTGGCCTCGTATCTTGTGGATGACAGTGGCGTGCAGCTTTACGAGGTGCTGTCAACAGCGCTCGCGGAGAATTTACTCATGGGTAGATTTGGAGTCCTCGTGGATCGCCCAGAGGGGGGTGGTTTACCCATCATAGCCCCTTACATGACTGAGAGCATTATAAACTGGCGAACGGACGTCGCAGGTAACCCTGTGATGGTTGTACTTAAAGAGACAACTATGCAGCAAGACGATGATGACGAGTTTGAGCAATCTCTCGTCACTAAGTACAGGGTTCTCAAACTCGTCGACGGCGTGTACAGCCAGTCACTGTATAATGAAGATGAGCAATTTATAAAAACGGTGACGCCCACTAACCTGGGTAAAACCATGGATTTTATTCCGTTTTACGTAGTCAACCCATTTGGACTAGGCTTCGATATAATGAAGCCCCCTATGTTGGACATCGTGGACATCAACATATCACACTACAGGACTAGTGCGGACTTAGAGCATGGTCGGCACTACACAGGGTTACCCGTGCCTATAGTGTCAGGCGTCGATGGGTCGACTAAGTTGCGTATCGGATCAACAACGGCCTGGATATTGCCGGATCCAGGGGCTAAGGCTTACTATCTAGAGTTTACAGGTCAGGGTCTAGTCAGCTTAGAAAAGGCCATGACTGAGAAGCAGAGCCAACTAGCTAGCCTGTCAGCTCGACTTATCGGTCAGAGCGCGAATGGGTCAGAGGCCGCAGAAACAGTACGACTGAGATACATGTCTGAGACCGCGTCACTGGCCGCAGCCGTACGGGCTATCGAGGCCCTGATCAACAGGGTATATAGAGGGCTAGCCGTCATGGAGTCCCTAGACCCAGCATCCGTAAATATCACGTTAGACAAAGAGTTCCTTGATACCCGCATGTCTAGCGCGGATCTTCGTGAGCTCGTCAACTCATACATTAGTGGCGGGATCAGTAAAGAAACGTTGGTGTTCAACCTTCGTAGGGGCGACGTGCTTTCATCTGATCGTACAGATCAAGAAGAGCTCGCCGCGATTGAGGCCGCCAAGACTGCGGCCGAGCAAGCGAAAAAGGCCGTTAGTAACGACCTAATTAAACCACTACCTGGAGTTAAATCATGAGTTTGAAGTTCATTGTCGACAGTGTCGACGGTTTGAGTGCGGACGTAGCAGCGCTATATTCCAAAAACGAGGACGGCAAGTTTTATCTTGAAGTCGAAGGTGCGGTTTCAAAAACCAAACTGGACGAGTTCCGGGAAAACAATGTCCGCGTGCTCAAAGAGCTGGACAAATATAAAGGCATTGACCCGTCTAAGTATGCAGACTTACTGAAGTTGCAAGCCAAGGCGGATGAGAAAAAACTCATCGATGCCGGCGAATTGGACAAAGTGGTCGAGCAACGCGTTGGCCAGATGCGAACCACTTACATCACTGAGATTGACACGCTTACCAAGGCAAACTCTGTAGCCCAGCGACAACTCGAGTCACTCCTGATCGATAGCGCGGTTCGTGATGCGGCCATCAAATCTGGTGTGCAGCCGACAGCCGTCGAGGACGTTCTTTTGCGGGCCAAGGCTACCTTCCAAATCAAAGAAGGCGTACCAATGCCTGTAGACAGTGCGGGCAGTACTATCTACGGTAAAGACGGCTCGACCCCTATGTCAATCGCTGACTGGACTTCCAGCCTGAAAAAGCAAGCCCCGCATCTGTTTCAAGGATCCTCTGGTGGAGGTGCCAACGGTGGTACCCGCATGGGTTCAGAAGCCATGAGCAAGATGTCATCGAACCAGAAGATTATGGCCGGATTGGATGGCCTGCTCTAAACCCCAGGATCATGGTCCTTGAAAATAGTTATATACATTAGGACCCTACCTGGTTATAATGTACAATATCGATAAACATTAAGTCCGCGACTTGAAGTTTATCAAAGTCTCTCCGGTGGGGTAGACGATTAGCAAATTCGTTTATTTCATTGGAGAACTTTCATGGCCTCAGTAACCCTCGCGGAATCCGCAAAACTCTCTCAAGACCTGCTGCTCACCGGTATTATCGAAAATATCGTATCGACGGTAACGCCCTCGGTTACAATCGTGAAAATGCTTTGGGCGACGTGCAATTTCTAGGTGTCGGTGGTACTATTACCGCCAAAGCGGCCGCGACGTTCACAGCGGTTACGTCCAGTCTGACTACCCTTTTGGGTGACGCCGAAATCAATGGCTTGATCGAAGCCACTCGCTCTGATAAACAGAGCCAGATCGGTGCACAGGTCGCGTCCAAATCAAAATCCCTGGCTCGTCAGTACCAGGACACAATGATCAATGGTGACGGCACTTCGAACACTTTCACAGGTCTGGCCGCTCTAGTACCCGCAGGTCAGAAGATCGGTGCCGCGGCGGCGGCTGGCTCTAATCTGTCATTTGATGTGCTCGATCAGCTGATCGACACGGTGAAAGACAAAGATGGCCAAGTGGATTACATGATGATGCCTTCACGCACTCGTCGCTCCTACTTCGCCCTCCTGCGGGCCCTTGGCGGTGCAGGCATCAATGAAACGATGACTCTGCCATCAGGTCGCCAAGTGCCTACATATCGCGGTGTGCCCCTCTTTGTGAATGACTACATGCCTGTCACTCAAACTCAGGGCACTTCCACTTCGATCTGCTCCAGCATCTTTGCGGGTACATTTGACGATGGCTCTGGCAAATATGGTATCTCTGGTCTGACAGCTCGTGGCAGCGCAGGTATCCGTGTCGAGAACGTTGGCACAAAGGAATCGGCAGACGAGCGGATTATCCGTATCAAGTTCTACTGTGGTTTTGCGAACTTCTCCCAGCTCGGCGTAGCGGCGGCCGTCGGTATCCTTAACTAACTCGTAATACGGGGGCCTGGGCCTCCGTATTTAAGTTAGATAGCGGCCTTACTAGGAGAACACGATGATTACCCAAGCTATTTTCACTATGCCAAACGCTCAACCGGGCGAAGTTTTGGTTAACAACCGATACGTATTTACGGACGGTAAGCACGTCCGTAATGCCGACGACGGCAAACTGCTAGAGCCTGTCTTGTGCGCATACTACGGGTGCTCGGTGGAGTGGGTCGACGACACTCCAGTCGTAGACGCAGTAGAGCCAGAGGCTCCCACTTTGGCGAAAACGCAAACATCTAAGGCTAAGTAATGACTCTTGTAGCCACTCCAGGAAGCTCGTCAGCTGACAGCTACTGTACTGTGGCCGAAGTCGACGCCTATTTTGTTTCGAGCTATAATCGCCCGCTATGGGCGGATATTTCGACTCAAGATAAGGAGGCGATTCTCAAAGAGTCTACGAGACTGTTGGATGGTTTAGTTTCTTGGTATGGATACAAGGCGACAAGTACACAGGCATTGCGTTGGCCTAGGGTGTACGTTAAAGACCTAGACTCTATTTTGGGGTCAGCTGAATATATGGACGTCATAGTCAGTGACGCGCATATTGACAATACGATTATTCCAAGGCCGTTGAAGGATGTAGTGTGTGAGTTGGCGTATGACATTTTAACGAACTCTGGATTCCAGACTCAAGAGAATGATCTTACCAGCGTTAAGGTCGGGCCAATAAGTATAAACTTCTCTGACCGTGTTAAAAACCAAGGGCTTCCACAGATTGTTCGTAATCTGTTGACAGGCTTAGGGGAGTATGTAGCAGGATCCAGCAATGAGGCGAGAGCGGTATCTCTGCAAAGAGTATGACTGACTTGGCGCTTAAGATCCAATCTAGTGTATCTAAAGGCTTCAAAGCCTTAGGTTCGCTGGTAAGCACCGCGTCTCTGGGTCATATAACCACTGGCAGTTACGAGGTCTCGACCGGCGCTGTTTCTACGTCCTTATCTACAACATCTATGCAAGTCGTTGTAGATAAGTACACAGTTTTTGATTTGGCTAATACGAGTGTAGAGTCCACTGATATTAAAGTGTTGGCGGTCCCTAATGGCGTAGTACCAGCGTCTGGTGACTCTCTAACACTGGGTAGTTCAGTATTTACAGTGATAAATGTGACGGCAAACTATGTTGGAGAAAATGTTGTACTATATGAACTTCAGTGTAGAAAGTAGCGCTCTGGATAGCGCTCTGATCAGTTTTTAAATTAGCTACCAATAGCTATACCAAGGCTGACTTTTTATAGCTTAAACCAGAGCGCAAAATAAAGTGTCCTTTGCCGCCGAAATAGCCTCCTTTTCAAAGATTAGCGCTCTGAATGCCGATCGGCTAGTTCGTGCTGTGCTCGTAGATATTGCCGAGGAGTTGGTTGACAAATCTCCGGTGGGGGACTCAGCTATGTGGAATACTCCAGCCCCTGCGAGCTATAAACCTGGCCACTTCAAAGCTAATTGGCATCACAAACAAGGATCTATTGACTCGTCTGTAAGGGCTACCGTAGACCCTACAGGCGACGTGTCTATGAATCAGATAAGATCCTCTGTTTTAAACGCGTCTAAGCCGGCTGACATTCATTATCTATACAATAATGTTCCGTATGCTATGGCTTTAGAGAATGGGCATAGCGATCAAGCTCCACACGGGGTGGTGTCGTTGACGGTCATAGATACCCCTGGAATAGTTAATCGTGCAGCTTCAAGGTTACGTATATGAGCATCATCAACATACGAGCAGCATTAGAAACAGCCCTTAGCTCTGTTACGCCATCGATTCCAACCGCGTGGGAGAATTTAGAGTTTACGCCGCCAGCTACCAACGTACCGTATCAGCGAGTTTATTTGTTACTTGCAAAGCCAGATAATTATGAAATGGGTAGTAATTATGCGCAGTTAGGAATTTTCCACATAAATCTTGTATACCCTAAATCTACTGGTAGCAGATCTGCAGCCGCTAGGGGCGAGCAGTTACGTGAACTATTTCACAGAGGTGCTACGTTCGAATTCTCAGGTACTAGGGTTATAGTCACACTTACTCCAGAGATAGCTTCTGGATTCGTCCAGGATGACCGATTTACTATGTCAGTAAAAGTCCCGTTTTCATCGTTTATTTTTTAGGAGACTACTATGTCTATCGCACAAGGTATTAGCAAAATCACGGTATTTAAGAAGCAGACTGGCTTAGGCGTCGCGGCTTCAGGTACTGGCGGCCAGATTATGCGTCGTGAAAAGGGTGAATTTAAGCTGGATAAGGATACATTCGAAAATAACGAAATTGTCCAACACCAGCAGTCCACAGGGGCAATTCACGGTACCCGTAAAGTTACGGGCTCCCTGTCGGGCGTGGTCTCACCGAATACTTACTCTACACTGATCGCGTCATTGCTGCGTAAAGCCTTTACGGCCACCGCGGCTATTACTGGTCTGTCTATTACATTGGGGGGCACCGCCGGCGCTTACACTCTTACTACGACCGGTCTACTCACTGGAGGCCTGAAAATCGGAGATGTGATTCGCGTCACCGCCGGCACAGGACTCAATGCTGATGTGCTCAATAAGAACCTTCTTATCACTGAGCTCACCGCCACTGTAGCCACTGTGACAGTCGTTAACGCGTCTACCATGACTACAGGTTCCGGCACTGCTTGTACCATCTCGGTCCCCGGCAAGAAGTCTTTGGCTCCCCTTACCGGTCACACTACCGAGTACTGGTCCGTCGAAGAGTGGTATTCTGATCTTGGAAAATCCGAATTGTTTACTGATGTCCAGCCATCATCAATCGATATCGGTCTGCCTAGCACCGGAAACGCCACGTTCAGTGCTTCTTTCGTCGGTCTCGATCGGGCCCTGGCTAATGCCCAGGTGCTCACAACTCCTACAGCCGCTACTACTACGGCTGTACAAACGGCTGTATCCGGCGCAATCCTTGTAGCAGGCGTAGAGGTGGCCTCAGTCAGTGCAGCGTCTGTAAAGATCGATGGAAAAGTAACGGCTCTGGGCGCGGTAATAGGATCAAATAAATCCCCTGATACTCAACGCGGCCGAATCAGTGTTTCTGGTTCTATCACCGCGTATTTTGAAAATTCTATCCTTCAAGGCTATTTTGAGGCTGGCACCCCTATCAACATAGTTATTGTGGCGGCCAATGACGAAACTGCAGCGTCAGACTTCTGCGCCTTCAATATGTCAGCGGTTAAACTGTCTAGTGATTCAGGTGATGATGGCGAAAAGGGCATCATGCGTACTTATAACTTCACCGCCGAGATGAATTCCGCCGGTGGGGCCGCTCTCGCCAATGACATGACTATCATCAGTGTTCAAGATAGTCAGGCCGCTTAATTAAGGACCGTCGCCTACTCGGTTAGTAGGTATAACTAGCAATATTGAGGTTTCTAATGTTTAGTTTGAATGATTTGAGTGCGACTAAAGCCAGTGATGAGGCTTTCGAATTTGAGTTGGAAGACTCTAATGGTGTAGGTCGTAGCATCTTCTTGAAAGTGCTTGGTTCGCAGTCCGAGAAGGTGACCAGTGAAGTGGCTCGCCTCATCAACGCTCGTCGTCGTAGCGAGGCCGTTCGAGCCATGCGCTCCAACAAA